AAGCCATACCTGATCTTGATATAACTAACAGACGTGTTCAAAAAAGAATCATTGCTAGACATGCTAAGACTATTAAAGAAGCACAACAAGCTGCTCTAAATACATGGAGCACTAATCAAGCTGCTAAGATAGAACTACAACAAAAGGAGACACTAAGACAAAATATACGTATAGCTGTTTCTCAAGGTGATGCTAATGCTATCTTTGGTGAAGGTGGTTATGCAAGTCAAGCTGCTGATTTACTGTACGCTGGTGATAAAGGTGCTGCCGGATTAGGTTACATCTGGGCGGCTGAAGAAATCAAAAAAAGTATTGATGCAAATGTTATCGTTGGTACAGAAGGTTTTACTATATCAGATAATATGGTTGACGATATATTTAGAAATAGTGAAGTAACTATAAAAGGTACTACTTACTCTAGTTTACAAGTAGTTCCTGATAATATTATATCAGCTACTGTAAAAGGTCAGGCTGAAAATATTGTAAGGGATGCTGTTAGAAAAAGACAGACACAACAAGCAAACGATATTGAAACCGATATAAAAAACTTTAATAATAATTTTGTAGCTTCTGCTATCACAAAACCTTTACAAGACTTAGCAACGGATGCAGAAAGAAAGGATTTTCTAAGTTTTGATAATATGAATAACATACGTTTGCAGTATTATAATGAAATTAGTAAAAAAGAAAACAGGCATTTAATGAGATTTGACCTTGAAGGTAGACTTATATTTCCAAGTGAAATAAATAATGCTGTTGCTAAATCTGAAACTGGTGGGTCTGACACTAATGTTGCAACTGCTCAAAAGTATGCACCAATCTTCAATGAACTAGAAGAAAAAGTTATAAAATCAGCTGTTCAAACTCATAAGTATAATGATGGTGGTAAAACTCAACTAAGCGACTCGGATTACTTTACAGTAAGTAGAGCACGAGAAGCGTTTGAAAATGTGTTTTTATCAGAAAAAGCTGAGTTAGATAAATTACTAGCACAACCACAACCCGGAAAGTCTAGAAAATCAATAGAGCTAGATTTTATGCAAAAGTTGTTTGAAGAAAAAATAGAACCAAACATAAAATCTGGTGTATATGATAAAGCTGGAGAGGTTGGTGGCTCTGTATCTAAGGGTCTAGTACAAGAAAAAGGTTTTATGGTTGAGTTGTTTAACAACGATCCTACTTTAAAAGACTCTACATCACCTGTTACACTTGCAGAAAAAGCAAACTTTGAAAGATCTAAGTTATGGTCTGCGTCAAATGGGCAAGAGAATAAAGATGTTCTTGAGTTCTACAAAGACATAAAAATGTACAAGATGGTAAGAGGTAGAAAAGTGCCAATGACTAATCTTGAAAAATGGACGTATAGAGCAAAAGCTATCGGTGGACTTAAAGAAGATGAAGCTAATAAAATACTTGAGTTTGATAGAACAAGAGTGTATTTTACAGAGTTTGACAGAGCTAGATTATCTGATAAACCTACAGATGGTAAGTACTTACAAGTAAGTGGAGAGACACTACAAGATTTTAGACAAGCTATGATGGCACTCAAACCACAAGCAGATGGTGACTTTGATAGTTTTGAAATAGATGAAGTTAACCGTAGGCCACGAGCTAGAGGTGCAGGGTTTGAAAGAAGTATACCTAGTTTACAAACTATTAAGGTAGGTGATATTCCAAGACTTGTAAAAAATAAGAATATGAATAATATTGGTTACTTTAATTTTGAAGGAACAACATTAGCTCCTGTTATAAATGAGTTGATAGAAAAGAAGTTTATAAGACCAGATCAAGACTTTGATGAAAACGTACAGATATATACTCGTCTGTATATGCTGTCTAAAAATATCAATCAACGTAGAAGATCTCTTTCTGGACTAACAGTTTTACCATTTCAAAAAGGTAAACAACCTCTAAATGCTACTATAACTGGTGCAGATAAAGATGAAAAAGTTGTGACTTTAGATAAAGTAGAAGATAATAGTGACTGGTTAGAGATTGCTAATTTCAGTTACAACGATCAACAAATACTAAATAGAGTGTTTCCATTATTTGAAAAGTATCCATTTGTTAGCTATGCTTACATGGCAAAAGGTGTCAGTCAAGTACACTTAACAGCAGCTGAAAAAGGTGGTAAATTCTTTGAAATACAAGAACAAATACAACAAAGAGATACACAAAAAGCTAAAGAACGAAGAGAAGCTGTTAAAGAGTTCTTTACACCAAAGCCCGTAGATACAACAAAACGACGTAAAAGAAACTAATGGCAGAAGAAAATGAATATGGCATTGACGTTGATGCTGCTAAAGAAGCTGGTAATGCTTACTTTCAGTTCTTAGATGATTATGAAAAGAAACAGGCAGCAGACAACGAAATCAAAAGCCAGCAAGCTAATGTAAAGAAGCAAGAGCTTGCAGAACAAGAAGATCCTAGAGATGCAGATACATGGGGTGCAAAAGCTTTAATTAAAGAAGGGCAGTCTATTTTATCTGGCGGTCTACAGGACACTGCATCTTCGATTGCGACATTTCCTGAGCGTACAGTAGATGCACTGTCAGGAGAAATGCAAAGAGAAAAAGAAGAAAAAGGTTTCTACAAACCAGAATGGACACCTTTTGATTCTTATGATAACCCTATCGAAACCAAAACATGGTGGGGTAAACAGCTACGAGGTTTGGTACACTTTGGATCTATGGCAGTAGGCACAGTGCTTGCTGCTAAAGGTCTGGCCGCTACAGGATTAGTAAGTATACCAGCAGGCTTGTCAGCAGTAGCTACAAATAGTTTAGCTAGAGGTGCTGCTATAGGAGCTGTATCTGATCTTGTATCAAAAGAGTCAGACGAAATGAACGCTATGGGTGCATTGCGTGAAAGATATGGCTGGTTTGATACACCACTAGCTACCAAAGACACAGACCATCCTGTTATGATGAAGATAAAAAACATCGTAGAAGGTATGGGTATAGGTTTATTTTTTGACGGACTAGCTTACGGTCTTAAAAAAGGCAGTCAGCCAGTGCTTGACCAGATTGCAAAACGAAACGAAAGTATAAAAAGTCAATCTACAGAAGCTGGTATAGCCCAGTTACGACAGGGTGACTTACAGTTTAGAGCAGATAAAAATGCTCCTCTAGCTGAACCACACCAAGGGGCACACACATCCGAGGTTGATCCACAAGTAGCTCGTGAACAGTTATCTAAAACACGTAACGATTGGGGATCTGAAGAAGGGTCTACTGGTTCTGTAACAAGACCCGTAGAACGTGAGCGTATAGCACTAAAAAGTGGCTCTGATGACGCAACAATAGAACGTATATTTAAAGGCTTAGTTAGTAGCGACAAGTTTGCTAAAGAACTACGAGCTGCAAAAGGAGATAGACGTTTGCTAGCACAAACATTTAGAGAAGCTGTAGAAGGTCATCAACGTATTACACAGGGTAGAAATCCTGTAGAGATGTCTCCAGAAGAGTATCTAAAAGAGTTGTTTGAAACTAATGATGTTACAGATGGTGTTGAAACATGGACAACTAAGAATGTAGTTATTGCTGACTTAGTTGCTGGTACACTGCTTAAACAGCTACAAGATACTGGTATAGCTGGTAGAGAAATAGCTGATCTTGTAAATCTTAATGATATAGATGGCCCAGCTAAGCAAATAGTTGACACTATGTTAACTCTACTATACCAAACAAAGAAAGCACGATTTGTAAAATCTGATGACTTTAGAAACTTTGGTGCTGGTAAAAAACGTAAAGAAGCGTTGACACAAGCACTAGCTAAAGAACAACAGGACTCAAGAGATGCTATATTAGCTGTTTTAAAAATCTCTAAAGATGGGGATGATGACATGCTAAAAGCAGTTTTTGAAGCTTTCTCTATGATGAAAGATATAAACTCTGTTGATGATTTTGACAAGTGGGCAAGAACATTATTGTATGGTGGTAAGTTAGATCCTAATGCACCAGACCGTACAGGTGCTTTGATACGTGAATTACAAGGTGTAACTACACATAGCATATTATCAGGGCCAAAAACACCAGTTAGAGCAATCATGGGTACAGGTAGCGTAACATTCTTACGTCCTTTTTCTCAAGCTTTAGGAGCTTTGATACGTTATCCATTTGTTGGTGACTCTGCTACAATCAGATCTAGTCTAGCGTCAATCAATGCTATGATAGAAGCGATACCTGAGTCATTTGAACTGTTTAGAACTAGACTAAACTCATACTGGGCAGGCGATATATCAAGCGTTAGAACTAGATTTAGTGAGTTTACACGTGCAGATGATAACTGGGAAGTATTACGTAGATGGGCAGAAGATAGTGGTAGAGCTACACCCGGAGAAACCGCAGCGTTTCGTGTGGCAAACATAGCACGTCAAATGAACAATAGCAACTTCTTAACATACTCTATAAAACTTATGGCGGCAACTGACGATGCGTTTGGATTTATTCTTGGACGTATGAAGATGCGTGAAAAAGCTATGCGTAGAGTTCTTGATTTACAAGGTAATGGTATCGAGACACCTAAAATCACTAGAAAGCTTATGAAAGATTATCAAGATGATTTTTATAGTCAGATCTATGATGCTGCCGGTAACATCACAGACGAAGCATTAGACTTTGCTAGAAAAGAAGTTACACTAACACAACCACTAACAGGCTTTGCAAAGGGTCTTAATGATGTATTTGCAGCTACACCACTAGCTAGACCATTCTTCTTGTTTGCAAGAACAGGTGTAAACGGACTAGCACTAACAGGTAAGCATACACCCGGTTTTAACTTTCTTGTAAAAGAGTTTAATGATATAGCCTTTGCTAGTGCAGATGATTTAGGAGGCGTACGTCAGTATGGTATTACGACAGCTGAAGAATTAGCAAACGCAAAAGCCTTACAAACAGGACGATTAGCTATAGGTGCTGGTGTAGTGTTTATGGCAAGTATGGCTTGGATGCGTGGTGATCTAAATGGTAACGGGCCAGTTGATAGACAAAAAAGGCAGTTATGGTTAGATAATAAATGGGAGCCAAGAACTATTAAGCTAGGTGCAGTTCGTGTTGGTTATGACCAGTTTGAACCATTTAACTTAATTATGTCTACTATAGCTGACGTAGGTGACGCAAGTGAACTTATGGGTGAAGAGTGGACAGAAGGTGAACTACAAAAGATTTCACTTGTTATAGCACAAGCGGTTACAAGTAAGTCATACCTAGCCGGTATACAATCTTTCGTAGATTTATTTGGTGGTCGCCCCGGTCAAGCACCACGTATTGTAGCAGCGCTTGCTAATAATACTGTACCTTTATCTGGATTACGTAACGAACTTGGTAAACTATTTACACCTTACATGCGTGAGATTAGCTCAGGTATTGGGCAGTCTATACGTAACAGAAACCTACTAAGTGAAAACTTAACATTTTTAAATCCATTAGCTGAACCATTACCTATTAAGTATGACATGCTAAATGGTCAACCGATCAAAGCTTGGGATTTCTTAACAAGAGCATATAATGCTGTTAGTCCAGTATCTCTAAACTTAGATCAAAGTCCCGGTAGAAACTTATTATTT